TCTACTGGTAATTTCTTTTTAGCGATGTAGATATTTAATCATCACCATAGATATCTTTAGGTTTAATACAGTTTTCCTTTATTAGTTTTTCTACAAAAGGAAACATTTTTAAACCATTATCTTGGCAATATTTTTTTAGTATTTCATGTGCTGACGGTGTTATTTTAATGTTTTTGGTGCGTTTCATTAGGTCTTTTTATATAAATATGATAAAAGTATGAAAAAAGTCATACTAATTATGCCCTTATCAGGGCATAAAAATTTCTTTTCGAGTTTTACTATATATTTATAAATAACAAGTAATAATAATAATTATAAAAAATTAAAAAATAATGGCAGATAAAGTATTTGTGAGTCCTGGTGTTTACACTTCAGAAAATGACTTATCGTTTGTAACACGTCAGGTTGGTGTTACTACTCTTGGATTAGTTGGTGAAGCAACTAAAGGTCCAGCTTTTCAACCTATATTCGTAGGTAATTACGATGAATTTAAATCTTTCTTTGGTGGTTTAAACGCTACAAAGATTAAAGATAATGAAGCACCTAAGTATGAGTTGCCTTATGTGGCTAAGTCTTATCTTAGTCAGTCAAATCAATTATATGTAACTAGAGTCTTAGGATTTTCTGGTTATGATGCTGGTTTAGCTTGGGGTATAACTTTAGATGCTGCATTAGACACTAGCACAACGGGTGTTACTGTTTCGTCTAGCGATAGTGCTAATTTAATGCAGTTTACCGCTAACACTTCTGGAGTAATAACTAGTTTTGTTTCGACTGACTCATTGGTTCAATCCTTGTATAATGGCGGTCTTTTAACTAGTGAGTTATCTTTCTTGTCTTCGGCTGTTACTTCGACTACGGTTAATAGTATTGGTCCAATATATGAGAAGAACGGAGGTACTTTTTCAGGTGCTGCTATTAATTTTATATATACTACAAAAGGAACTGATGGTTCTGGTAATACAACTGGTATAACTAGTGGTAATACTGTTCATTATTCTGGTACTGGTTATACAACTATAGAAAATAAGTTAGTTTCTTTACTTAGAAGTAGAGGTAAGTATGACGCTAATGAGAACTTGATTCATAGCCTTACAGCTAATACTGTTAATTTTAGCTCTTTAATTACTGCAGCTTCAACAGACCCTAAAGGTGATTTCGGGTTAACTGGTACTACTTCAGCTGGAAAATCTTTTGAGTATTCATTATCATTTGATAAAACTAAAAAGAATTACATAAGTAAAGTATTAGGTAAAGGTATACAAGATGGTAGCACGGAATTATTTGTTTCGGAGTTATTTTCAAATATGTTTGATGACGGTGTTACTGACAGTAAGGTTAGAGGTATAAATATTGATTCAATAATTGAATATGATGACAAGTTTGAAGATTATAAAACACAATATAAACCAGCTGTAACTCCTTGGGTTGTTTCAGAACTTAGAGGTACAAATATTTTAAGACTTTTTAGACTTTGGACAATATCAGATGGTGATACTGCAAATAATATGTTTAAGATTTCTATTAAGAATATTAAGCCTGATGATAAAGAATTTGATATTGAGATTAGGGCTTATGATGACACTGATGCTAAGCCAGTAGTTTTGGAAAGATTTACTAGATGTAGTATGAACCCACTTTCTGGTAATTTTATTAGTAAAAGAGTTGGTACACTTGATGGTGAATTTGCTTCTAGGTCCAACTATGTTCTAGTTGAAGTGGAAGAAGAGTCTGATACGTCAGATGCTTTTCCAGCTGGATTTATTGGATTCCCTGTAAGAGATTACACTGAGGCTAGTAACCCTACGGTTTCTACTCCAACTATTGAATACAAGAAAACTTATACAGCTTTTGAGAATAAAAGAAAGAGTTATTTAGGTCTTTCAAATACTAAAGGTATTGACCAAGATTTCTTTGATTATAAGGGTAAACCTTTGTCTACCACTCAAGATATTTGGACTGGTATGACTAAAGGATTTCATATGGATGTTGATGCGACTGGTGCAACAATAGATAATGTAAAAATTGTTATTGACGCTTCTGGTAATACTTACAGTCCTATATTTAAGTTTGAAACTGGTAACGCTAAGTTTAGAACTGATGCTGGTATTTCTGGTACTGATTATGAAAAAGTTTTTGCTAGAAAATTCACATTTGCACCTTATGGTGGTTTTGATGGATGGGATAAATATAGAACTAGACGAACTAATATTGATGGTTATCAATTTGGTGGACTTAAAGCTAATGCTGGTTTGACAAGTAGTGCATTTAAAGCTAAATCTGTTAGTAACGGTGACCAGGGTAATAATTCTGATTACTACGCTTACTTAGAAGCTATATGGACTATGAAAAACCCAGAAGCGATAAACATTAACGTATTAACTACTCCAGGTATTGATGCGTTTAGTAATAGTAACTTAGTAGAAGAAACTGTTGAGATGGTAGAGCAAGATAGAGCGGATTCGCTTTATATAGTAACGATACCAGATACTGACGCTTCAGGTGATGCAATGTTACCAGAAGATGTTGTAGACCAGTTAGATAACACTGGACTTGACAGTAACTATACGGCTGTATATTGGCCTTGGATTCAAGTTAATGATACCGAGAACAATGTATATGTTTATATGCCACCTACTAGAGATGTTGTGAGAAACATTGCATTAACAGATAATATTGCATTCCCTTGGTTTGCGGTTGCTGGTGTGCAAAGAGGTGATGTTGACGCTATTAAGGCTAGAGTTAAGTTGACTCAAACTGATAGAGATATTCTTTATGATGGTAGAGTTAACCCGATAGCTACTTTTGCTTCAGAAGGTATTAAGATTTGGGGTAACAAGACTTTACAGATTAAAGAATCTGCTCTTGATAGAATTAACGTTAGAAGACTATTGTTACAAGCTAGAAAACTTATTTCTGCTGTATCTATTAGACTTTTATTTGAACAAAACGATGATGTTGTAAGAAATCAATTCTTATCACTTGTTAATCCAATTTTGGATAACATTAGAAGTGAAAGAGGTCTTACTGACTTTAGAGTAGTGTTAGATAGCGACCCAGAATCAATTGATAGAAATGAATTGATTGGTAAGATTTATTTAAAACCTACCAGAGCATTAGAGTTTATTTCAGTAGAATTCAATATTATGCCAACTGGTGCTAGTTTTGATGACGTTTAATAAATAACACATAATATAAAAAAGCCCCATATAGGGGCTTTTTTGTTTTAATAAGATATTTATATATATAATCTATTGTAATGGCAAAAAAAATAAAAATAACAGAACATCAATTAAGTTTAATTGTAAATCATATAAATGAAAATAAAGATTCTGAACTTATAGAAGAGGGGTGGAAAGATGTTGTGCTTGGCCTTACACTTCTTGCTAATGTGGCTGGTGTTAAAGCTCAGACAGTAGATGTTAGTCCTGATACTATAGAAAAAGCTAGTAAAGTTCAATCTAAATTACCAAGTAAAATTACTAATGATAATAAAGATAAATTATTAAAATATTTTAATGCTGCTGAGATAGAAATGAGTGATGAAAACTTAGAAAAACTAAAAGGAGTCGATAGTGAGCGTATTGATACTTTTGATACTAAATATGCTAAAACAGCAAAACAAAAGATAAAACAAGGTTATGCTATTGAGCGTATTGAAATAACAAAAGATACTTTAATTAGTGAATTACCAGTTGAAACTACATTAGACACTACTATAAATGTTGACCTTTCTGATAATTTATTTGGTGTAGGTGAATATAAAATGGATATTAATTCTGAAAATGCTTATAATTTACGTTATATAATGTCTATGGTTGAAGAAAATGGGGGTAAAATTGTTTCTATTACTATTGATTCTTCTACAGATAAACAAAGATTATCAGATGAATTAGAAGCAGATGTAATTTCTGCTCTAAAAAAAATGTCGTCAGATGATAAAGATTTAAGTGGTAATAAAGGTTTGTCAACACTTAGAAATAATGAAGTGCGTGATTATTTAGTTAAGGACTTAGGTGTTGATAGTTCTGTTATAAAGCAAAATATTTTATATGACCAAGGTAAGGGTGAGGATAACGCAGCGACACCTCAAGACCCTTCTGCTAGGTACGTTAGGGTTACCATTGATGTTAGTTACGATGTTGCTGGATTACCTTCTGATTCTACAGCAGGTAAGGTTACTGAAAAGGTCTACTTTGTTTTAGTTAAAAAAGGTGAAAATACAGGTTCTAAGAAAGGTGGAAGTAAAAAATACAAATCTAGAGATTATAGAAAAAATTCTTGTAAATTTAAACTTCCAAAAGGTAAAAGTATGTCTTGTCCAGGTTTTAATTAAAAAGCAAAGTTTTGTACACAAGTTTTTTTGCTCATATATACACTTATAAATTTTACTTTAGGGTCTAATATGTTTTTTCTATGACCTCTGTTGTCTATTCCAGCGTCTACTAGTAGGTTTATAATTATAGGTTTAACATTTTGTTTTTTATAAACAAACGAACCTACACTACATACGTTTTCTGATATTATTCTTAAATTTAAATAGTTAAACCTATCGTTAAGTGTCTCTTTATTAGGTCCGTAATGACCTCTAACGTTAGTGCTGTCTAAGTATTTACCATGTTTATCAGTTATACTGTCCATAGATGAATTAAAGATTAATGGATTAAGTTTTTTTAATTTTTTTAATTCTAATATAAGTTCTTTAGCTGCTAGTATGTTTCTGTTGATACATGAAATATTACTGATTGTTTTAGGGTTTTTCATTTTATTATCACTTGTCATAACACCAGATGTACTAGTAGTTTTAAATCTACCTTTTCTAACTAAATCTTTCATTTTTTCTTGGGTAAGTATATAAGATTCAATAAGTGGTATATATGATTTTGGATTGGTTCTGATGTTATTTATTTCATTAAAAATTAAACTATCCATACCTTTTTGTGATATGATTGAGTGTGAAATAATAAATAAAAAAATCGTTAATAATATTTTCATAACCTCAATATATAATAAAAAAACATATAAAGCAAATATTAGAATGTTTTTTTTATTTTTTTTCTAAAAACTAGATATTTATTAATAAAGCAAAGACTTTTATTTAAAATAATGAATATTTAAAAAACAAAATTATGGCAGATTTATTAATGAAAATGCCTGGAACTTACGAGCCAAAGAAAAAGAATAGGTGGCTATTAAGATTTCCAGCTGAATTAGGAATTCAGGAATGGTGGTTAGCTTCTGCTTCAAGACCTGCTATCACGCAAAATGAAGTTGAAATACCTTTCTTAAATACCTCAACATGGGTTGTGGGTAGGTTTAACTGGGAGTCAATTTCAGTTACGTTTAGAGACCCTATAGGTCCTTCTGCTTCTCAAGCTATAATGGAGTGGGTTAGATTACAGTCTGAATCTATTACAGGTAGACAGGGTTATGCTGCTGGTTATAAAAAGGAAGTTGAGTTAGAAATGCTTGACCCGACTGGTGTAGTAATTGAAAAGTGGTTGTTACAACAAACTATGCTTACTAACGTTAACTTTGGTGACTTATCTTTTGATGATGACGGTATTGCTGACATTACAGCTGATTTGAGGTTTGATAGAGCAATATTATTATTCTAATAATAATTAAAAAATTAAAATATACGGATTAGGACCGTTATAGCTACGGCTATTGAGCCACTTAGTAGTATCGCTGCAACTAAGTGGTTTTTTTGTATTTTTTTAGATATTTATATTTATAAGATTATATTATGAAGTTAATTTTATGTAAAAGTTGTCTTGACGTTGTAAGACTTGTACACACTAAATGGAGAAAGTGTGAGTGTGGTGAGGCTGGAGGTCAATATAATGATGATTTGCTTAGTACTACCGTTGGTGGTAATTGCGAAGTTATTACCATTAGAAATGATTGGGTTTCAGCTGGTAGACAAAAACGAAACGAAGCTAAATTAAATAACATTATTCAAGGAGAGTATTTAGGAGATGTTCAAATACATAGAATAATATCTCCAGATGGTCCTAAGTTGAATATAGAAATAAAAAAACTTGATAATAATTTTAACGAAATTACTTTTAAAGATAGAAGAAAGTATACTATAAATGTTAAGGGTGGTAATAAGTCACCTAAAACAATTAAAGTACCTATAAATAAAAAAGGACCTAGCTTTAAAATAGTAAAAACATTAAAAGAACAAATTAAAAAAATGTTAAATACATTAAAATAAACACCTTACATTATGGATAAGAAAATGTTAAACGAATTTAGAAGATTATCTGGTCAAGATAATATAAATGAAAATACTTTAAATGAAGATGAATACACGGATATGGCTAATGTTGTAGCTACTGGATTAGCTGATAAATATAATGGAGATAGTAATGATGTATACCAGTTTATACTTGATAATAAGGAAGATATTAAAAACATGGAGTTAACTGATGTTAATACTATTAAGAGTAAGTATGAGATGTATATTAAAATTATAACACTTCTTGGAGAAAACCCTGAAGAACTTAAAAAATTAAAAGATAATTTATAAATAAACAATTATATTATGAGAAGAAAAGATAAAACAGTTGCTATGCTTAAAGCTAATATGTTATTTGAGCAAAGATGTAATAAAATATTAAACGAAGAGTTGGATAATTTAGACGAAGGTTTAAAAGATGCAGTTAAAAAAGCAATTAATGTCGCAAAAAATAAGTTTGCGAAATATATACCTAAAGTTAAAGATGGAAGTGATGCTGCATTAGAAAAAAGTAAAGAAGTTATATCTAAAGCATTAGGGTTTGCTAAAGACCAGTGGAATGACAAAGAAAATCAAGATAAGGTAAAAGAAAAGCTAGAATCAGTTAAAAAAGTTGCTAATGGAATTAAGGACGCTAGTATAGACACACTTCAAGATAAAAATAAAAGAAAAGCTTTAGCTAGTACTTTAGGTATGGCGGCTATTGTATCATTAGTAAAGGGAGTGTGGGATGTCATAATTGGTAGTGATATTGGATTGGATTTCTGGAATGCTGAACTTGGTAGCTTTTTTTTCGTTAAATTATCCCTTTTTATGTATGCGTTAAAGATTCTTGTAAAGATTCTTGGGGGTGTTATGAACATGAAAGAGGTCTTAGGTAATATTAAAAGTTATATTACAAATATGATTAGTATTTTTACAGGTAAAAGTTCTGAAAATAATAATAATCCAGTAAATGAAGCTAAGCTTAATGAGTATTTTGACTTAATGTTTAGTAATGATAATTACAAACTAATTTAAACATAATACTAATTAATATATAATTAAAAATTAAAGACCATTAACTTGGTCTTTTTTTATTTAAAAACTTTACTTATCATATTTATATGTTACATTACTAAATAATAATTATAAAAAAAGTTTTAAGTATGAGTGATAAAAAACCTAATGTTTTTCAAAGTGCTGAACAGGTTTCACCTGAAAATGTAAATCAGGAAAATAACGTTCAAAATTTTAGCGTTTCCGAAAGTGAAGCTAAAGCTGTTGAAGAGATGCGAAAAAGAACGGCTGAACAAATGAGGCTTAGAGATGAGCAATTAGCTAAGAATGCTAAGGCTTCTCAAGAATTAGAATTAAAACAGAAAGAATTGATGTCTCAGACTAGAGAATCGGTTCAAGCTAATAGTGTGGTAGAACCACCTGTAGTTCCTCCTGTAGTTCCTCCTGTAGTTCCACCAACATATAGTAGTTATAATAACTATGATAATTCTGGGGGTGATAAGGTTGACCCATATATTGACTCTTTAAGTCAACCTCAAATGAATCAGCCTTATGATGTTATTCCATTACCTTCTAAGGGTAAATTTTACCCAGGTAGTAAGAAAAGCGTTAAGGTTGCTTATTTAACTACAGCTGATGAAAATATTTTAACATCACCTAACTTAGTTGAGAGTGGTAAGTTCTTAGAAATATTGATTAACCGAAAGTTACTTGAACCTGGATTAAGATATAAAGATTTACTTCCTGGAGATAGAAATGCTATTATGATTTGGCTTAGGGCTACTGGTTACGGTGAAATGTATCCAGTAACTATTACTGATGAAAATGATGAAGAATTTGAATATGAGGTTAATCTTTCAGAATTAAAAACTATTGAATTAACAGTTGACCCTTCTGATGATGGTCTTTATCACTTTGAGTTACCGTTATCTAAAAACTTGGTTAAGTTTAAATTGTTAAACACTGGGGATGTTGACGAGTTAGAAGAAATTGTTATGAACACACCAAAAGGTGTTGTCGGTGAAGAGCAGACGTTAATATTAGAAAGACAGATTGTTGATGTTGATGGGAATAGAGATAGACTGTTTATTAAGAAGTTTGTAAATAATATGCGTGTTTTAGACGCACAAAAATTAAGAGAATTTACGTCTACAATTATATGTGACATTGACCTACAAATAAATGTTAGGACTCCTGGAGGTGGGTCCGTTGACACGTTTCTTCCCTTTACACAAAGGTTTTTTTGGCCTAACCGCTAAATTTAAAGAGTACTTGTGGGAGGAGATTTTTGCTTGTATTAAACATGTTGGTATGACTTATCAAGATGTATTATCAGCCCCTACCTGTGAAAGAAGATTTTTCTTACTTAAGTTGATGGATGATAAGCAAAAAGAAACTGAAGCTATAGAGGAGCGTATGGAGTCTTCTAGTAATAAGAATGCTAAAGGAACTAGAACAACAAAAGTTGGTGGGCAACAACTAAAGTCTAAATTTAAAGACGGTAATTTAGATTTAACATAAAAATTTTATATTTATGATATATGAAAAAATATAAAGTTTTAATTATTCAAAATAATGGGTTGTACACTAATAATATGTCAGTGTTTTATAACCCTATTTATAACGAAGGTGATAGTACTTTTGAAACTGAAGAAGAGGCTATAGATTTCTGTAATAGTATAGATGAAATATCAGAATTTGCAATTGTGCCAGTATATATAAAATAATAAAATATATGTATTAAAATATAATAAATACCTAACTATTAATTTAGTTAGGTATTTTTCATTATATCAGATATTTATAATAAAAGATTTAAGATGAAACTAATATTAAACGAATCTCAATATAATAGAATATTTAACAACAAAAAAAGAAAGGTAGTTGTTACAGAGTCCCAATACAATAGACTTTTAAATGAATCTACCTCTTCGTTTATTAGTAAAGTAAAAGTTGGTAATATACTTAAGGTTACTAGAGAGTCTAGCGGTGGAAAAGAGGTTTTAACATTTAGGGTTATATCTAAAGATTATAATAATATAGTTATGGTAAGCTGTGATAGTGGTGTTTATAAAAATGCTTACTTTTTATTGGATGGAAATCCGTTGTCTGGTAAGTCTTTAGCTTATAAATCTGTACAAGATAAAAATCTTAGTAAGGATAAATCAATACTAGATGATTTAAAAAAAGGTAGAGCTAGTAGGTGGAATAATGTAGAAAAAATATCAGGTTACGATGATGGTACTAAAATAGGTGATGGTCAAAAAACTGGATGTAAGTTATTTGATAAAGCTAAAAAGGAATTTTCTTTAGATGTAGATACTTTGACCTACGATGATTCTAATGATAAACCTAAAGATGATAAGCCTAAAGATGATAAAAGTAATGAAGATAAGATTTTAGAGAAATTTAGAGGGTTAAAAAAAGATTATGGTTTTGCGTTACAGTTAAGTGATAAAAGTATCATTTATTTTGATGTTTTGGCTGTAACTTCAAATAGTATTAATTTAGAAATTGTAGAAACTAAAGGTGAAGGTGCGTCTAGGTATTCAGATTCAAAAGGTTCACGTTTAATTTTTGATATTAATAAAAAAAATATAGTAATAAAGAAAGAAGACCCACTTACTTTTGATATTAAGATAGATAAATATATCGGTGGTGAAGATGATAAAGCAACCGAGATTGAAATATGGGATGTTGTTAATTTTAAAGTAACATCAAGTTTAGATGATGATTATGATATTAATTTTACCGATAAAGAAATGCAAGAATATTTTAAACAATTTATTGATAATAGTGATTTATTACAAGCTTCATTATATAAAAGACCTAATTTTTTCTTAGAGTTAATAGGTTTTGCTAGAGAAAGAGGTATGATACCAGCTGAAGGTAAATTAGCTGAGTTAGGATTTTATATTGATAAACATACTGAAAAACTTAAATTTTACGATGAATTTGAATCTAACGATAAAATTGATGGTGAGTTTATAAAGTTAGAATTTAAAGATAGTTATATTAGAGAAAATGAGAAAATAAGAGTTGTACTTAAAAAACTAAACAAAGAAGGTGATTATCCAGTCTTATATACTGATTTTACTAGTGATGTTGCTGACGATAAAAAAACTTTAGGTAAAATAATTATAGGTGAATTACTTGAAGAAAGGGATGACTTTAATGTATATAAAGCTTCAATATTCTCTAAAAGTAGTTTAGTAAAAAAAGAGTTTACTAAGAAAGGTGAAGGTAAGTTTAAAATAATAAAACAAACAACAAAAGATTAAAATATTAAGTTATGGCTAGTGATTTTGAAAAGTTTAACGAAGAAGTAGAAAAGGCTAAAAAGAGTCTTTCTGAAATGAGAAAAGAACAAAGTAAGTTAGAGCAAAGCATTACTTCATTACGTGATGGTTATGGCAAAATTCGTGATATTAATATAGAAATAGCTAGACAAGAAAAATTAAAAGAAAAAGCACTTAAATTTAAAACAGATTGGAATAATAAAGAAGGAAAAGAGTTAAAAAAGCTAAACGAAGACCTAAAAAAAGGGTTAAGTATCGACAAAAACAGGCTTAAAGTTTTAATAGCGGAGAAAAAAGCTAGAGGAGCATCAGTTAAACAACTAGAAGAACATGTAAAGTTACTAAAAGAAGGTGCTGAAGAGACCAAAAAAATGGTTAAGGGTGCTAGTAAATCTAGGGCTATTTGGAATTCCACTAAAAATATGGTTCCTTTTGGTTTGAATAAACTTAAGTCATATGGTGTCTTCGAAATGGATAAAGAAATCCGTAACGCAGCACGTAGTATGGGTATTGGGAATAGTAAGTTCCAGGCTTTTGCTGATAATATGCAAAGTGCTGGGTTAGCTTCTCAAGCAATGGGTGTTGGTATTAAAGAGTTGGCGGTCTTACAAAAAGGTTATAGTGAAGAAATAGGAAGGTCTGTCATGTTGACCAGAGAAGGTCTTATGGCTATGGGTGAGATGGTCGAAGGTACTGGGCTAGGTGAGCAGTTTGCTATTGGTATGGCAGGTGCTATGGATGATTTTGGGGCTAGTGTAGGGACTAGTAGGGACTTGATTGAAGAAACTATGAATATAGCTGACAGCATGGGTGTAAACTCAGCTAAAGCTGCTGAATCCATGCAAAAGAATTTAAAGTTTGCTCAAAAGTATAATTTTAAAAATGGGGTTAAGGGGCTTGCTAAAATGACTAGTGAGGCTTTAAGACTTAAATTAGACTTAGATGGTATCGCTGGATTAGCTGATAAGGTTTTTAGACCAGAAGGTGCTATTGAATTGTCTGCTCAATTATCTACAATGGGTGGTGCGTTTGCTCGAATGGCAAATCCTATGCAATTGATGTTTAAAGCTAGGAATGATTTTGCTGGTTTTGCTAAAGATGTCGGTAAAGCTACATCTGAATTTGTACAATTTAATAAAGAAGAAGGTACTTTTGATATAATGGGTGGACTTGCTGCGGATAGGATGAGGGAGCTTGCTAATATGTTGAATATTTCAGTAGAAGAACTTAAAAAAATGGGTACTCAACAAAAAAGAATTCAAATGATTGGTTCTGTATCACCTATTAATATACCTGAAAAAGATAAAGCTATGGTTGAGTCTTTAGCTGAAATAGGTAAAAATGGTAAAATAACTATAAATACTGGTAAAGAGGTTAAAGATTTAAAAGATTTAAATAATGACGATTTAAAGTTACTTAGAAAAAAAGAACAAAGTCTTGATAAAAGAGCTAAAGAAGCTAGAAGTGCTCTCGATGTTTTTGAAGATATACAAAAACAACTTCAAGGATTGTTATTACCATTAGCTAGTGGTCTTAAAGAAGGTATGCAACCTTTACAAGATATGATGATGGACCTTTCTAAGAAAAAAGGGTTTTATGATAGCATTCAATCTTTTGCTAAATCAATAGGTAGTTTTATAGCTGATTTTGGTAAAAGTGTAATACCTACCATAGCTAGCTGGGTTGATTCTCTTGGACCTAAAGGTATGTTAGCTGCCGTTATAGGGTTTAAAGCCGCTACATGGATAGCTAGAGGCATGAGCTTAGGTCTTGGTTTTAATCTAACAGCTAGAGTTCGTGGTGGTGTAGGAGGTTCTGGTGGTGGTACTGGTAAAATAGGTAAAGGTAGTGGCTTTAGAAGTGATTATAAAACGGCTAGACAAGCTGGGTTTAGTAGAAGGCAAGCATTTAAAGAAAGTAGAATGTTAAATCGTGGTTCTAGAATGGGTGGAATGGGGCTAGGTCTGGGTCTTGGATTGGCTGGAATGGGGCTAGGTATGGCTAGGGGTCAGATGGATGACCGAAACTCTGGTACTGGTAAGGCTTTAGGTATTGGTAGTTCTGCGTTGTCAGGTGCTGGTACTGGAGCTATGATTGGTAGTATGATTCTACCTGGTATTGGTACTGCTATCGGGGCTGGTCTTGGTGGGTTAGCTGGTGCTGCTTACGGG